CACACCAAGGCCAGCCGCGCCCTGAATCCCTTGGCTCCACTGATTCGCCACGTTCTGGTTGAGTTGCGTCGCCCCGAGCCCGTACTGGCCCTGCGCCTGCGCCGCGCCGAGAAGGTCGGGAGTTTGCCCCTGTGCCGCAGGAGAGAAGGATGGCATCTGCGGCATCGACACCTGCTGTCCAGTGAGCAACGCGTTCAATTCGTTGAGCGGCATGCCGCGACGCTGCGCCTCTTCGGCGATCGCCGAGTTGCGAAGCTGCTGCTGCTGGTTGATCGACGCCGCCGATTGCCCGTACTGCTGCGCCTGCTCGGACTGGCCCTGCTGCATCGCTTGCCCGATCAAGTTCTTGTCCTCTGTCGTCCATTGGCTTTGCAGTTGCTGGCCCGCGCGATTCGCAGCCTCGCTCCCCGAAGGCAGGCCCATATTCGCGAGCTTGGTGTCGAGCGCCGCCTGCTGCTGTTGTCGCCCCGGCTGTAGCATCCCGGCCATCTGCTGATACGCGTCCATCTGCGCGCTCTTGATGTCCCCGCCCTGCGCGGCCTGCGTGGGCGCGCCCGGCAAGCTCGACCAGTCGAACGGATTCGCCGTCGCGCCCGTCGCCTGCCCGAGAAGCTGCTGGGCCGCGCCCGAGCGGCCCTGTTGTATCGCCTGCTGCGAGTCGAGCGAGGCCTGCTGGTCCGGCGTGAGGTTCAGGTTCTGCGTCCACGTCGTGACCGGCTGGCCGGTGGCCGGATCAACGGTCTGCCCCGTGTCCCACGTCTGTTGACCCCACGGCGTGTTGATCGTGGGACGATTCGCGAAGGTGTTCTGCGTCGCGAGTTCCTGACTCGCCGCGCCCTGCTGCTGCGCCGCGCCGGTATAGTCGGGCGCGGCAGGCGGGCTCTTGCCGCCGCCGTGTAGCACCGAGTCCCACCATGGATCGGGCGAGCCCCTGAGCAGAGCTTCAATGAACAGTTTTTGCATCTTGCTCTCCGCGCCGCCACCGATCACCGAGGTAGCGGCAGTTGTCTTTGGTCATCCCGAGCAGCACCAAGTCGCCGCCGTCGTCGTGCATCCCGGGGAGCCGGTACAGTTCCTTGAACCCGAGGTGCAGGTCCATCCGCAGCGCCTTCGTGTTCTTGCTGTTCACGATGCCGATGAGCATCTCGCGCTTCTCTTGCGTGAAGGCGTAGCGGAAAACCTCACCGAGCAATGCGCGCGGGGTGAAATGCCAGTCAGGCGCATAGGCCATGTGAATTTGCGCGAGCGCGCCGAGGAAGCCGTTCAGGCCGACCACAATCGCGAGCCTGTTCCCACTCACCCAGCCGATCACGCGCAGATCGGGGCTGGGCTGCACACCAGCGCGCTGCAGGAACGAGGCGAGCGTGTGCCACTCGTACTGATCCTTGGGGAGCACGATCACAGCACGCCCCCCGTTTCGGTCCAGAAGTCGATGGAGGCGAGCAGCGTGTCACCGCCACAGAGATAGTCGATCTGCGCCGTCCCCGCGAAGCCCACGCCATGCACGCCGATCCACTCCTTGATCGTGTCCTGCAGGCCGCTCCACTTCCCAACGTCCCATAGGGCCTCGTCCCACTTCGACTCGGTGATGTCGGGGAGCGTGGGAATGACAGCGATCTTCGACACGCCGTAGTCGGTGAGAATGTGAATGACGACCGAGGGCGTCGCCGTCGCGATGAAGGTCGGGCGCAGCATCTTGAAAACCTTCTGCAGCGCGCCGGTCGAGAAGCCGCCCTCCATCCCGTTGTACGCCGGGGTCACTTGGCACTGGATCGGCGTGCCGCTGGTCGGGTCGGAGAGCAGCACGTTATCGAGCGGCCCATCGAATGCGCGCACGACGCGCCCGTCAAAGGTTCCGGCGAAGCAGTCAGCGTCGATCGAGACGAAGCTCGCATAGGGCAGGTTTTTCAGTTGCGACCAGCCGCCAGTCGAGAGCTTGAGGCCGAAAAAATCACCGCCGAGTTCCAGTGAATCAGGCGGCACTCCGATCAAGAAGAGTTCCTCCTTGGGGACGGAGACGATTTTCCAACCGTCGAGCGCGTTCGATTCGCGCATCAGGCGCGCGATCACGGGCGAAATCATGTAGCTCATCCGCGATGTCTCTGTCTGCGCGAGGTCAACTGTCGCGAGCAGCTTCGAGAGCGCGTTCACGCCGAATTGCGAGAGGATGTGAACGTCAGCCCCGGTGTTCAACACTGAGCGGCGTCCTATCGGCAGCGGGCCGAGATGCCAAACGCCGAAAATCTGGAAGTCGCCGACAGTGTCGGGATCGACCCCCTTGTACAGGACGACGTCACCCTGCGAGCCCACCGCGACCAAGTAATCGTCGAGACTGATGCCGCTATCTACGGTCCAACTGGTGATCGCGACGAGGTAGCCGCCGTGTCTGAACTGCTCACCGAAGTTGAACTCGGTCACGTTGCCGGTGATCTGCGAGACGGGCAGATACCAAGCACTCGTGCTGTCCTTCTCGATGAACCACAGGCGCTTCTTGAACTCGGTCACATAGCAGAACTTGGCCGGGTCGCAGCCGTTGATCTGGCCGACACCAGCGCCAGCAACCGGCGTGTGCCACGCTGCGCCGTCGTAGTAGGCGTAGCCGCCCGTCTCCCTGCACGCCGGGAGAAACGAGCCCGCGAGATTTTGGAAGTTGAGCCACGTCCAGACGTCGTCGGTCCCGGCTGGCGTGCCGACCCCCGCCTCGGGCGTCCATGGTCCGGTGCCACCGGCAGTGACATCGAAAATCTGCCCGTATGTCGCCGCGAAGAGTTTCCCCGCTGGCGGCATCCGGGGAGCGGCCCCTTCCACCATCATGCGTTGCAGGAGCGACGCGGGCGCGAACGAGGCGAGCGCGGCGGGCGCTGCGGTCGCCGGGTAGTAGCTCATCATCGTCTTCACTGCCGTAACCGGGGCCATGCCGGTGGCCCATTCGGTGTAGCCCTTGCGCGTGCGAAGGCCGTAGGGCTCGCACAACGCGTTCACGAGGCTGATCGCATACTCGGGCGGCATCAGGGCGAATGCGTCGCGGGCGTTCAGCCCCTTGGCCGGGATCGCGAGCGGCGTGATCGTTCCCAGTTGCGGTTGTGCGCGGCGCGTGTTCTGCATCGTGGCGGCGCGAAACATGGCTACATCCCGTAGCCCGTGTCGGGCACGTTCGCCGCGCTGTCCATGTAACGGAAGCCACCCGGTATCGGGCCCGAGAGCGTGAGCGACGATGCGACCTTGTCGTGCCCCAGCAGGATCGCCATGCGGTCGTTGAAGTCGCTCTGCGCCCCGACCGTCCCCAAGCCCTTCTGTTCCAGCCACTTCAGCTTGATCGCGATCATCATCAGCAACCAATCGAGACGCGGCATATCGGCGTTCTTGTTGGCGATCTGCTTGAAGATGGTCGCGTCGTCGGCGTCGATCACCCAGTTGGCGTCGACATACTCGATGGTGATCACCTCGCCATTCATAGGCGCGACGAGAAACTGAAGTTTGTCGCCGAAGATGCGGCACATCGGGGTGATCGTCAGCTTCGGCACCCACGACCTCGCCAGCGCCCACTGCTGCGCGTTCACGACCACCACCGGACGGCGCATCGTGTTCGACCAGCCGGTGTCGTCAACGAAGCGCGAGAAGTCTGCTGGAAGATCGAACGCGGTCTTGATCGCGTCGCCCGTGGCCGTGAATGTCTTGCGAAGCTGCTGCCAGTCGTAGGCCTCGGCGACCATGATCCCGGCGAGGTTCACCACGCTCCCCATGAGGAGCGCGTTCTCGTCCTGCGAGTCGTACACGCCCGTGGGCGAGGGCAGCGACAACTGCAGCGAGGCCTGCTGCACCTCGTACAGGATCGTGTTGAGCTTTTGGACCGAGGCCATCTACAGCCTCATGCAAGCTGCGGTTCGCCCTTCGCCATCTTCTCCAAGATGGTCGTGAGCCGCCGCACTTCGGATGTGAGTTCGGCAATCTGCCCGTCGCGCTTCTCCAGTTCGGCCTGCATGCGGATGAACGGTGCCTCGCCGCGCGCGGCCTCGATGTAGAGCTTCGCGAGTTGCTTGAGCTTGGTCGCGCCCATGATCTTCTGCACGGTGCTGTCGGGAAGCTCGGCGAGTTGCTCGACGGTGAACACCTTGAAGAAGCGGTACTCCTCGACTTGTGCGCGCGTCATCTGCGGCCAGTGCTCAAGGCGCATGCCGCTCGCGCCCGGCTCGCTTTGTCCGCTCTGCTTCCACGCGCTGTACGCCCCGGGCCATCGCTGCCTGTCGGTGTCGCGCACTGGACGGTCGATGATGTTGTCCTTCGAGTTGTAAATCTTGATGCACTCGACGTCGCGAAAACAGGGATGCCCCTGCTTCTCCGTTTCGGTATCGTCGGGGAGCGCGCCGACGTAGAACGCGACCGGGAGCTTCTCGTCTCCCTTGTACGGGTTGCGGACGTCGAAGTGGCTGATGTCAGAATCGAATGTTTCCATCTAGGGTGTCCTCGTGTTATGCAACCGCCGCGCTCGCTGCGTTGCTCGAACCGAAGGCCGATTGCCCGGAGGTCATGGCGACACTCGTGCGGTTAATCCAGCCTGCTTCGATGGCCGCGCCGATGGCGACCGCGCCGGGAGCCGTGACCATCTTCATCGCGAAGCCGGTGAACGCGGGGCCCGCGCCAGCATCACGCGAGCCGCCAGCGCCCGCACCACCGATGCCGAAACCTGCGGTGTAGGGGTTCGTCCCGGCGACTCCTGCGACGTTCTTGTAGCTCGGCGCGCCAGATGTCACCTGCCGCCCGCCGCCGATGTACATGAAGCGCGAATCGGTCGCGGCGGTTCCGTCGAGCTTCGATGCCCCCGGAAGGTAGTCGTCGGTGAAGCCCGCCCGGATGATGCCGAGGAGCGCGTTGCTGATCAGCGGGTTGGAAACCGGGCTGATGAGGTCTTCGAGCCCGTAGCCGATGCCCGTCGAGAGCGCGCCGGTCGATGCGTTGCCGGTCGTGTCCTTGTCGAAGGGCGAGCCCTTCGGGCCCGAGAGCAGATCGAATGCAACGGGCTGACCCGCTGCCGGGTTCGCACCCGTGTTGTTCGCCTTGGTGTCGCCGGGTAGGGATGCGGGCATGGTTGTCTCCTTACGTTGCTTCGGACTTGTTCGCGGCCACGCTCACGCTCTCGCGTGATGGATCGCTGGAGCGATCGGGTACCTCGCCCACGACTGCCTGCGGTACAGCAGCCACGAAGTTCGGGTCGGGCAGGTTTCGCAGAATGCTGACGTCGTTGTCGTTCATCGTTCACCTCTTGAGAAAACGGGAGCGCCGTTTTTGTGGCAGCGCCCCCGTGTGACGACAGAGAAGTGGTTACGGCGAGATGAGCCGCCCTTGGAACTGCGAGCCGCTGCTCGTGAGGTTCCCCGCCCAGCCGATGATCTGCACCTCGGCGTCTTGGTTGATCGCGTACCGCTTGTTGGGCGCGAGCGGCAACATGTTGCGTTGGGAGTGCGGGCGGTAGAACAGGTATTTCGTGTTGAGGAAGAACATCGTCTTCGCCGGGCAGAAGCCGCCGATGCCACCGTCGAGCACGACATCCGCGTCCATGTACTTGATGGTCGGGAAGCCGAGCGTCGCGCGATTCGGATCGGTGAACCGCTGATTCGCCTGCAGCGAGGCGATGTAGATGCCCCACATGAAGCCGTCCATGACGATGAGGTCCGGGCGGTCCATGCCGCGCACGAGCGATGCCCACATGGTGTTCATCGCGCCCTGCACGGTGAGGTAGGTGCCCGCTGCCGGGTTGACCGGCACTGCTGCGTCGAGCCCGGTGATCTGCTTGCCGCCGTTCGCGGTGCCGTCCGAGTAGATGCCGCCCGCGAGCAAGTTCGACATCGTGCTCTCGGCGACGCCGAGCCGCGCGTCGATGAGGTCGATCATCTGCTCCCGGCCCGCGTTCTGCAGTTGCTCAAGCCCGGAGATGATTACGGGGCACGCGGCCTGCTTCAGATCGAACTGCGCCGCGCTGATCACGTCCTGCGCCGCGACCGGCAGCAAGTCATAACCCGAGTACCAGCCCGCGTTGCCGTTCTCCGCGAAGCTCAGTTCCTGAAAAATGACCGAGCCGCCCGAGACGGTCTTGATGTTGCCGCGCGAGTCGATGTACGTGAGCAGCGCGTTGTTCTTCGTGACGTTGTCGGCGATCTTGCGCGAGCGACTCTCGATCGTCGTCGCGACGATGTCCGAAACATTTGGGAAGGCCACGATGGACTCCTCTCAAAGGGTTGCAAGAAAAAACTTCTCCTTGCCCGCGAGGCCTTCGTGTTCGTTCTACGATGGCACGCGCCCTCTGACCGCTGGGTCTAGCGGCTCACGCTGCCCCGCGATGGCACCGAAGTGTTCGCGGCTCCTCGCGTGAGGAGGAGACAACGCTGCTCGCCGGGTGGCCTAGCCGCCGCTCGACTGATCCCACGCGGCCTCGATGAGGGCGCGGCGATCGTCGCCTGCTGGTCCCGGTACTGCGCCTGCTGGAGCGGGCGCGCTGCTCAAGCTCACTGCGGTGCGTCTTGCCCGCTGGGCGGCTTGTGCTGCTGCGCTGGCGCGCTCCGACTCCGCACGCTTGGCGATAATCTCGCCCACCTGCGGATGTAGCTTTATAGCCCTATCGTACGCATCTTGCAAGCTAATGGTTGCACCCCGTTGGGTGTGCAGGTCCATGATGTCGGCCATCAGTTCGCGCACGTCATCGAAGAACTCGTGGCTCGCATCGGTGGCGAAGCTCTCGACGTCGGTCGAGGCGTTGGCGTTTATCTCGGCCACGGCGCGCTGGCGCTGGGCCTGCTGCTGGCCGAAGTACTGCATCACCGGCTGCAGTTGCTGCTGCATCTCACGGCGCAACCGATCGGCCATCATCGTGGCCGGGTCAGAGGTCGGGGCCTGACCGGCCAGCACCGAGTCGAGGGTCACGAGGTCGACCCCGTAGGACTTGATGATGTTCGCGATCACCTGCGCCTTGTCAGCGACCGAGCCGTGGCGCAGCGCGTTATCTGCTTGAAAAAGTTGGGTCATCATCCCGAGGGCGTCGGCCCCGCTCGCGTTGATGTTGGCCGCGTAGGGCGCGAGCACGCTCTGAACGTGCGTGAGCGCCTCACGCGCGCCCGCCGACTCCTTGACCGCCCGGGCCACCTCAGTCTCCCGGCGCACGACCTCCTGCTGCACATCGGACGGGAGCTTCGCCCAGTGCTCGCGGGCCCCGGGTCGCCACGACGCGGGGGCGCGCAGGGCCTGCGGAGCGGGCGCGGGCGGCGCTGCCGCAGCAGGTGCCGGGGCTGGCGCTCTCGGGGCTGCTGCGGGAGCGGGCGGCGCAGCCCTCGGTGCTGGCGCAGGCGCGGCCTTGACGGTCGGCGCGGGCGGTGGAGCTTCGCTGCCCGGGACGAAGCGCCCATCCGGGCCGCGAGCGCGCTCCCCGGGAACCGGAGCAGGCTGGCCGGGAGAAGGGGGCTGCAAGCCCGGTGCCGGGGGCGCGTCGCGTGTTTCGACGACCTCGAATGCTCGTGCGATGTCGTCGTGGCGGGTATCCCCGCCGCTGCCCGGAGCTTCACCACCGGGTTCCTGTCCACCTGCCGGGACTTCGTTCTCAGCCATGAAATTGTTCCCCGTGAAACATAGCAGTTGCTATGCGGTCAATCCGTCTTCTCCTGCTCGCCGCTTTGCAGCGCGCCGACCCCGAGGCCGAGCGCGCCGACGCCCGCGAAGATCGGGCCCCACTCCTTGGGCCACTTCGCGGCGACCTTCTGCGCTTCCTCGGGCGTGGCGTTACGCAGCCACTCGAAGACGGCGTTCCGCATGAGCGATTTCTGGCCGACACCACCGCCGCCGCCGCGCGAACCGGCGCGCGGCGAGAGGTCACCGATCTTCATCGTGATGTCGTCGGGCGTGGCAGGCTGGCCGTCGACGCTGTAGCCGCTCTCGGGATCGAATTTCACCCGGTCGGGATCAGCGCCATATTCGAGCAGACGCGAGCGCGCCTCTTCAGCGTCAGCGCGCCACACCTCAGGCCCCTTCGCGTAACCGCGCGCGCGTTGCGCGAGCCCTGCCTGCGTCCCGCCCACGTCGCGCGGGTTCTTCCCCATGCGCGCGAGGTTGGAGAGCGTGTTCCCGAGCAGCCGGTACGAGTTGATGTCGGTGAGGCCACCGCCGCCGATCTGCAGACCTTCGCGCGCGGCGTGTGCGAGCGCGACTTGGTAGAGAAGTGCCCCGCCCTTTTTCCCGGCGCTCGTCGCCGTGATCGACGCGGGGTCGTCGTAGTGGACCGTAATCTCACCGTGAGGCGAACTGATCGTTGCAACGTCTGTCTCGCTGCCGCTGTAGTCGGGGTTGTCCTCCCACTGCTCCTTAATGTTGCCGCTCTCGTCGCGCACCGGCTCACCGCCGCGTGACTTCTTCATTTCGGGGTCACCGGCATCGGTGTACACAAGCTCGCCGCCCTCGGCCTCGCGCTTCACTTCCTTCGTCCCGGTGAGGTAGTCCTCGCCTTCTTCCGGGGGCCCGGCGAGTTCTTTTTCCTTCTCGATTTTCTTGACGTTGCCGCGATCGTCGTACATCGGCGAATCACCGGATTCGTGCGTGACGTACTTGTAATCGCCGTAGCGATCACGCATCACCTCGCCCCGCCCGTGCGTCTTCTCGGTCTTGATCTTCGAGGGCTCGTCGCTGTCGCCGTAGCTCATGTCGACGCCGATGTCCATGTCCCCCTTCTCGCCGAAGTGCTGCGCGAAGTCTTCGAGCGAGCGCACGTTCGCGGGCGGCTCCAGCCCGTACTGGAATAGCTCAGGACTCGTGCGCGCCCCGGTGAGGAAGGCGTTCACGGCTTCGCGGTTCATCGCGTTGGGATCGCGGCCCGCAACCTCATCGAGCGCGAGACGCGGCTCACGAGGCTGGCGCACGACTGGCACTGGCGGCGGCTCGGGCTCGCCGCGAAGGCGACGCACGATTCTGGTCTGCGCGTCGAGCGCAGGATGCTCGCGCAAGTACGCCTGCGCTTCGTCTTGGCGCTCGACGCCCCACAAGTCGCGGTAACGCATGTCCTGCGGCACCAAGGTGCGCCCGCCGACTTCAATCGGGAGTCGCCGCATCTTGTTCAGAATTTCTTCCTCCAGCCTGAGCCGCTGCGGGGCGTCGAGGTCGGGCTCTTGGAGCAAGGCGCGACGGCGAGCGAGTTGCTCGGTCAATTCGCGAGAGCGGGTATTCGCCGCCTGCTCACCGATGTGGAACGTCTCGTCTTCGGATGCACGCAGCCGAGCGAGGCGCTCCAGCATCTGCTGGAAATTCTCCATACCGACCTCGGCCTGCACGGTGCCCTCGCCCGAGAACTCGCCTTTCGGAACCGTGCGCGAAGATGGCACCTCAAGCGCCGCGATCGGCACAGGGCGCTGCGAGATTCTCCCCACCATGCGCTCGGCACCGTGCGAAGGGTCTGCGTCCTCGCCGCCTCGGTAGTCCATCGTGTAATGCTCACCGCCGCCACGCCACTGCGGGTCGTACTCGAAGCGAAGGCCACGGTTCATGTCCTCGAAGGTCATCCCCTCGCGCGCCCTGTTCAAGTCGCCGATGGCGCGAGCGTGAGCCTGTTCGAGCGAGTGCGGCTCTATGCCGGGGATCAACTGCTGAAAGCTGCCCGGGTCGTAGCGCGGCTTGATGTGCTCGGCAGCAGTCTCGGCGGCGCGGGTCGCGCCCTTCGAGCCCTTCGGCCCGATCAAGTTCGTCCCAGCGAGGAGCGCCGCGCCGAGCGCAGGGGACCGCTCGCCGATCGGGTCGACCGTGTAGCGCGCGAGCGGCTCGGTCACCGCGTGCAAGCCCTCGCCGACGTTCCCAACTGCGCGCTGCCCCATGTCCGAGCGCGGCGAATAGGTCCAGTAATCGGCGGTGTCTTCAGATCGCTGCGCTGCGCGCTCCAGCGCGTGTCGCGGATTGCGGATCGACTCGGGGTTGACCAGAAAATCACCGATGCCCGCGATCCCGGCAGGCACCTGCGCGAGCGCGCCCGAGCCGAGCGTCAGCGCAGTTTCGCCGAGGCCGGTGCCGAAGTCACCGACAGCGCGCAGCTTGTTCCTGAGCGCGTCGCTGTAGAGGCTACTATCCACGAGTGCCCTGCATGCCGCCGCCCTGCGGCTTGTTGCGTTGCTCCTGTCGCCTCAGTTCCTCGCGCACTGCGTCCATCTGCTCCTGCTGCTGCTGGAAGGCATTCCCGGTCGTGCGCGCGGCAGGGTCGTCGGGCTTATCATCGCTGAACAGGCGCGAAGCCCCGTACATCCCGAGCCCTCCAACACTGAGCCCACCCGCGAGCTTGGGCGACATGAAACCACGCTGCGAGCTAGGCCCGCCACGCAGCAGGAACGCGTACGGGTCCGCCGCTACCCGCTGGGCTGTCTGCGTCGCGAGAGCTTCACGCTCCGCCGCCGCGCGCAGCGCCCGGGAAGTCGCTGCCTGCTTGAGCGCCTTTACGCCGAGAGCGCCACCACCAAGGCCGACGAAGTTCGCCGGATCGAGCAGGTGCGCCCCGACGCGCACGCCCTGATCACTTGAGTTCGCCGCGAAGGGCGACTCCTTCATCTCGGGCTCGGAGGGCGGATCAAGTGGCGAATGTCCGGGCCCCTTCACCGGGCCGAGCACGCCGCGCGGCACCAGACTGCGTCCGAAGTCGCCGAGGTCTTGATAGTTCTGCGCGATCTGGCGCGCGATGCCCTCGCCTTGCGTGCGCGCGCGGTTCATCATCCCCTTGCCAAGGCCCGCGAGCGTGAGCGACGAGATGGGCTCGAAGCCGGTGTCGTCGGCTTCGTCAGCCACGGCGCTTCTCCAGTGCGCGCGCGATGTCGGCCTTGCGTGACTTGTCCTCGCCGCGATAGAACGACTCGCGCTGTGCGCGAGCTTGGTTGAACGTGCCCTTGAAGTCGTCGATCGTCGTGAGGCCCTCGCGCTGCATGAACTCGCGGTGCGAGGTGCGCGAGTGGAAGCGCGGATCACCGACGTCCTGATACGCGCGATCGTTCCACAGCACCGCGTCGGTGTTGCGCGGCTCTGGCGTGTAGTTGAGCGGCACCTCGATCAGCACACCGTCGCGCTGAATGTAGCGGCGTCTCATGGTCCCGGCATCGCGGGAGGTGCTTGCGGGGCTTGCGGCTCTTGCGGCAAGCCCATCATCGCGGCTTCGCCCAGCGCCTTCGCCTGCCTGTTCTTCGCGTCAGCGACGAGCTTCATGCGGTCGCCTTGGATTTTCGCAACGGTCTTCATCTGCGTGGACTTCACGTCGGCTTGCGCCTTCATCATGGTGCCCTGCGCGTCGGCCTGCGCGCTCACCATCGCCGGGTCGGGCTTTTGCTGCTGTCCCTGCGGCGGCTGCTGCTGCATCATCCCGATCGCCTGATCGAGCACGCCCTCGATCTGCTTCCCGGCCTTGAAGCCCGCGAGCAGCCACTGCAGAATCTGCAGGAGGAACGGCGTCGCATCGGGCTTCGCCTGCGCGAGCGGCCACACCGCCTGCACGAAAGTCGCCACCGCCGTGATGCACGCGGTGCGCGCCTCTTGCTCGGCGGCGTAGTCGACCATCGCCATCGTGTCCGGGTCGACCGCGAGCGAGTAGATCGCCATGCGCTTGTCGCGCAGTAGCTCGATCGCGGGTTGCGCGTACTGCATGTCAGGCGTCTTGTCGATCAGCGAGCGCCGGATGAGCGTCTCGGGCTGGAAGTGCGCGGCCATGATTTCGGCCTTGATCGCGAGCGCGCTCTGCACGAACTCGGCAAGCTCGCCCTGCATGAACTGCATCCGCACCGAGCCGTACTGCGCCTTGAGTTGCTGCGCGGTCGCCGTCTCGCTCGCCACCGTCGCGCCGCGCATGATGTCGGAGAGGCCGGTGAGGTCGTAGAGGTCTTGCTTGAGCGCGTTCTTCACCTCGCGCAGCTTGTCGAGTGCCCCGATGATCATGTCGAGGGGGAACCAGTCGACCGCGCCCTTGATGCCGCCGCGCTCGGCGAACATCGCCCAGTTGTCTGCCGGGATCATAATGTTCTGCACGCGGTTGCTGATCAGTTGGTTGATCTGCGCGCTCGACTTGTCGTACACGCCCGCGACGCGGATCGAGTCTTCGAGGAGCGCGATGCGCGAGGAAATGACATCGAGTTCGACGTACTGGTCGCGCAGCATCTGGTAGTCGGCCTTCGGGATGAAGGCGGTGGTGCTCACGTTCGACACGAGCGGCTTCGGGCATGGGAAGAAGTCGGTGAGCCCGAGCGGATCGGACTGCTCGCCTAGCAGCCGGTCGAAGCCGATCACCTTCCAGCAGACGTAGCGGTCCTCCTTGCTCCAGATTTCCCACACCTGCGCCTTCGACCACGGGTCGTTCTCGGGCAGCGTGCTGTTCTTCACGCCGCGCGGATTCTGCAGGGGCACCTGCTCGCCGAGCGGGCCAAATTTCTCCCGCAGTTGCGAACGCGTCATCCATACGCCGCGCGCCACCCAGCGGCACTCGCGCCATGTGCGGCAGGGCGAGTAGAGGAAGTCGCGCCAGTACACGTAGTCGGTCGCGACGTGCTCGTCGCCGATCACCTCAAGCTCAGGCGACGGCGGCGCGCCCGCTGGAGGTGGCACGGGCGCTGCTGGTGTCATCGGCGGCTGCGGCGGCGCTTGCGGTGGCATTCCCGGCTGCGGCGGCATGCCCGGTTGAGGCGGCTGCTGCGCCGCCTGCGGTGGCATGCCCATCTGCGGCGCTTGCTGCGGCATCGCAGGCGCGGGCGCGGCCTGCTGCGGCGCTGGAGCTTGGTTGTAGTCGGGGTTGGGCATGTTGACGAACGTGGGCTCGTAGCGCAGCCACAACTGCCCCATGCCCGGGACGAGCCGGTCCTCGATCGCGTTGCGAAGCGCGCTGTCGAAGTCACTTGCGCGCGAGTCCATGTCGAGGTTGAGGATGCGCTCGATGATGAGCCCGCCCACGCGCGCGACATCGTCCATCGCGTCCTTGTGCCGACGCGAGACATCAGCGCGCGGCTGCTTCGCGTACAGTGCGGCCTTGAGGATGTTGATGTTCGACCAGAACAGGTTGAACACGCCGCCGTCGTCGGCGACGCCCGCGCCCGTGGTCTTGCCGCCGAGGTATCGCTTGACTACGCGCTGCCCCGTCTCCTGCCAGCTTTGCAGTTCCTTCTTCGCCGCCGCAAGCTCGCGCTCGTAGAGGTCGGACTTCGATTTGAACTCGGTGAGTTCTTCGGCCATGGCCTATTGCGTCGGTGGCACCACGATCACCGCGCCACCGGGCTCGCAGCGCGTCATGGTCGTGACCTCGCGCGTGCAGGGCCCGGAGACGCTGGTGCAGGCCGAGAGCAGGAGCACGGTCACGAGCGCGGCCCTGTCAAAAATGACGGCCATTGGAAGCCGCCTCGCGATCCTGCCAAAGCTGGTCGAGACTGAACGCGTAGCTCGCCGGTCGCCCGATGTCGCGGTGCGGATCAGCCACGGGCTTGCCTGCGAGGAATTCGGCGACCATCGTCGCGCCGTAGCTGAACGCATCCCCGCCGTGGCTCGCGTAGTTGTGATCGGGCTCGCGCGAGAAGGTCTTGCGCTCTTCGTCGTACTTGAACGCCCAGTCGCGCAGAATCTGCAAGCCCTTCGCGCAGCGCGTGCGTGCGAACCTGCAGCGCGCGATCACCGAGCGCGCGGCATTGATGCGATCGACGATCCGCACCTGCGGCACGATCGTGCATTGAAACCCCGCCTCAAGAAACTGCTCCAGCACCGAGTGGCGCGTCGACATCGTCTTCGCCTTCGCGTCCTTCGGGAGCAGCACACGCGCGATCGGGAACGGATGCGAGCGCAGCCGCTCGATCCAGTCGGCAGCTTCGAGCCCGGTGTCCTCGTCGTAGTTGAGCAGGTTGTAGCCGCCCGGGACCGCTTGCCACCACCACCACGCAGCCGCGTCGCGGTAGCCGATGTCCGAGGAGATGATCACCTCGCCCGCGTTCGGGTCGTGCTCGATCGCATCCGCGATGCGCCCGTCCTTCTCGGCGTGCTCGATGCGCGAGCCAAGTATCGCTCCAACATTCGCAGCACTGAAGTCAACCAAGTACTCCTGCCGCGCGAGTTCCTCAGGCATCCCGGTGCGGATTTCACGGTCGATGTCCCCCTGTGTCATGTACCCGGCGTCAATCGCGTCGATCACGCTCCAGTCCCAGTCGGGCTCGCGCTTGGCAATCTCAAGCTGCTCGTGGAAGTGGTTGTAGCCGCGCGGCGTGCCGATGAACGCGGCCCAGCCGCCGTTTTGCTGCAGGATCGGGCGGAAAATCTGCCACGCTCTCGGGTCGATCAGCGCGTACTCGCTCATCACCAAGCCGATCGGGTTCGCGCCCACAACGAGGTTGTAGCTGTCCGCGCCGATGAGTTGGTACACCGAGCCGCACTTCAGTTGCAGCTTGAGGTCCGTCTCGTTGGTCGTCTTTCGCAGGATCGGCGGGAAGACGTGGTCGAGGATGCGCCGCTCCTGATCGTCGATCGCGTCCCACACGTTGCGCTTGGCCTGCGTGAAGGTCGGCAACATGTGGAAGTACGTGCCGATCCGCTTGTGCGCCATCTTCGCGATCTGGTGCATGAAGGTGACGTCTTTCCCCGAGCGCCGCGCCCACACGTACACGCCGCGCTTGAAGCCCGCGTCGAAGGCGAGCATCGCGCGCGCCTGATATTTGCGCGGCGTGAAGCCGTTGGGGATCGCGATTTCTGTCATGCGGGATCGCGAGAAACGCGGTCGTGTTCCAACGCGATCGGGTGCGCTGGCGGTGTGACCGCGTCCTCGCGAATTCTTTTCTCACGTCCGAGGTTGACCTCGGTGTCGGCTCCAACCTGCGAGACGATCTTGACGATGAGCGTGGCGTCCATCTGCTGCTGGATTTCGAGCGGCATCATGCGAAGCAGCCCGTTCACGTACACGCGCGCGTTCTCGTCGTTCTTCAACACGAACTGCTTGAGCCACAGACGCGCGCCCAAGTCGTCGAACACATCGAGAAAGGTGCGGCGCAGTTCGGTCTGCATGCGTCGCCCGATCCCCGAGCGACCGGGCTCGGGCTGGTACTCGGAGGAGAACTTCTTCTTGCCGAGCGGGAACTCGCGGACGACTTCGTCGCTCACATCTCGGCCCGATCTTCAGCCGGTGAATCGAGCTTGCCTTCAGCGCGCTCCTCGGCGGGCTGTCGCGAGCGCAGGTGCTTCGCCTTCATCGCCTGATGCAGCAACTGCGAGCCCTTGTCGGCTTGGTTGAAGTCGCGGGCGACCGACTGCGGGATGCCGACCTTCTTCGCGAACTCGGGATTGTGGGCCGCGCCCGCCATGGTCCGGGCCTGCTTCGTGGTCGAGGAGGGCATGGGCTAGAGCTTGAGGATCGGCAGCACGACCCCGAGCACGAAGAACGCGAGGCCGAGCCAACCGACCGCGTCAACGTGGGGCACTTTCACGGCGAACGCGGCGAGGAACAAGCACACGACGGCGAGAACCTGCAGCACGACCGCGACGATGGACATGAGGGCCCCCTCGAATCTGGCGCGCCCCGGGATCACCCAGCGCCGTTCGGGAGGGCTTTGCAGGCCATGCCGATATGCCGGGAACCCCGGCGCGCATCCTGCAGGCTTTTACTCGCCCTTTGCGGGCGTGTCAAGCGATCAGCTACAGCGTCTGCACGCTCCTGCTTGCAACAGGATGATGAGCTTCACGGCTTCGCCGGTCCTCACCTGCTCGGGGGACACGCGCAAGACGCGCCAGCCGTGCAGGAGCGCGAGGGAGTGCTTGCTAAGGTCCGAGCGGAACTGGCGCTTGAGCCCATGGACCCCGCCCTCGATTTCCACCGCGAGGTCGACGCCGATGCGGAAGTCGAAGCGGTACCGCCGAGTCGGCACGAAGTGAAACTCGCGCTCGAAGCCGATGCCCGCTGCAGCAAGCTGCGCGGCGAGCATGTCCTCCCAGCGCCTGCCGCGCGGCTCGCGCTTCGGACGCTCACCGCGCTTGAGCGCGTCGAATTGAGTCGCGGATAGACGCAGCATTTTGTTCTTCCAAGTGCATGAAGGCCACGACGAGCAGCACGTTGACGACGTTGGTCTGCGTGGTCCCGGCGCGCTTGGCGATGAGGCGCACGGCGCGGATGATCCTGACCGGGAGTCGCACGTTCAGCACCTTGCGTCGCGGCTTACTCATCGTTCCAGCCCTCGATTCGAGCGCGCCATCGTGGGACATCGCGATCGGGCACCCGGCGAGCGAGGCGCACCCAGTGCGACAGGCGCTGGCGCAGGATCGGCGCGCAGTGCGTCACGCGCCCGCCCTCGACCACGAACCCGCCGCACAGGTAGCGCGCCGTGACTTGGTACAGCCCATCACGCAAGTCCACGTTCATCGTCATCGAAGACCGCGTCGTCGGGGAAGTGCATTTCGAGCGGCATCATGCCCATTTCCTTGAGGCGCACCTCGATCTTCGTCACCTCGACGCGCAGCGCGTCCTCGCTCGGGAACTTCTCGTGCAGCGCCGCGAGGATCGTCTCGTAGGAGTTCATCGAGCCCGCCGAATAGCTGCGCTTCATCGCGCGGGCAACGCGCTCGTGGTAGGTCAACGCCGCCATAGCGTGTACACCAGCGCAAGCAGAGCGGCCAGTGCTACCCCGGCGAGCGTCCAGTCGTACGTGGTCACGGGAAAATCCGGTTGAACTCGCTCGCGCGTCGCTGCAGATCGAGCAACTGCACGCGGCGGTGGTCGCTCTTCTTCGCCACATCCCACACGTACACCGCAGCAGCGATGTTGATGATCACGGCGAGTGTCTGCGTCCACAGCGGGCCGATCGGGTCGGTGATCCAGTACGCGGCGATGAACACATCGCAGCCGAAGGCGGCGACGAGCCCATACTCCCAGCGTCGCATCGCGCGCAGGTGCGGCTCGATCCACGAGGTGTCGATCATAGCGCCGCCATGATCATGCGCGCATCGCAGATCGGCACGCGGCCAGTGAAGTGATCGAGCCAAAACGGCAACAGGTACTCCCACAGCTTCTGTGCCACGCTCGCAGGTAGCCCCAGCCGCACGCACTCGCGCTCGATGCCTTCAAGGTAAGTCACAGGTCGAGAATCTCCTTCTCCAGTTCATCGAGCGTGTCGAAGAGCTTCCTCGTGTGCTTGCAGCAGCACACGCTCGCAGCCTCGACGTCGTGCCACCGCTTGAAGTTGCGCCACGCCTGCACCACGGCGACGAGCGGCGCAGCCTCGGCCAGCGCCTCGATCTCGATCGTCTTCACGCGTCCCCGTTCCAAATGCGCTCCAGTTGCGCGAGATCGCTCTCGTTCGGCACACCCAGCCCGATCCCGACGTCGCCCCACCACCGCGCCCACTCGTACACGCGAGCACGCAGCACGAGGTAGCGGATGTGTCGAATGATCGGCCAGCGTTTCATGCGGGCAAGAGCTTCATCGCGATGTCCACCTGCTGGTCGAGATACGCGCACGCCTCGGGGCCCTCGCGCTCTGCGACCTCACGCAACAGCGGCAGTCGCCGGTTGAACGACTCCTCGATCTGCGCGCGGCTCGCCATCTTGCCTTCAGCAAACCACAGCACCTCGGTCGCGGGCCCGATCCGAATCAGCCACTCGGCCTTGGTGCCCGGGACGATGTAGGGCTTGTAGCTCTTGGTGATCCACACCGCGCACGCCCCCGGGTTGCCATCGAGTGAGCCCACGAGCATCTTGCCGCCCTCGGGGGGCTTGCGGTAGTCGGACTTCGGCAAGCACAGGAACGGACACGCACGCGCGGCGAAGGTCGCGCAGTCGACGTGACTCGGGGGCTCACTCGTGTTGCGATTCACCGCGCACATCGGCCCGATCACGAAAGCGAAGTTCTTCCCGAGCGGCTCACCACACACCCAGCACCGCTTCTGATTCACGGCGATCACACGCTTGCGACCATCGGCCACACGAAAATCGCGCTTGCCCTCGACCACTCCGACGAACCACGGGATCGGATAGCCGCGCGGATCAAGCGGCAACTTCGCCACGCGCGCCGGTAGCTCGGGCAGACCGCGTCGAAGCTCAATCACGGCAAGCTCCCCGTCTCGTCCTTGTGACACCGCGCACACCGCCAGCGATCATCCCCAATGCGCCACAGCGGCACATCGCGCAGCTTGTCCTCCTCGCGACACTTCGCCCCGTTGCACACGCCCACGCGCCGGTACTGCTCCACCCGCTTCTTCGATAACCTCGGCATCGCGCTCATCCGCTCACTCCCCATGTCACACCTCAACCAGTTCCCCAACCCACGGCGTCCTCGCAATCGCAAGCACCGCCTCGGCTTCACCCTCGAAAACCTGCGCGTGCTCGGCTTGCACCGACCGAGCACACTCCGCATCAGCCCACTGCATCAGCCACCACGGCTCGTCCCACTGCCGAAGCTCCCCATCACGCACCTCCCCTCGTAACCTCACCGCCCATGCCATTGGTCTTTTTCCCCTCGCGAACCGCACAGCCTGCACCCGTTCAGCGAATCCTGTCAAGAGCACCTGCTACACACCCGCCCCCCTCTCCGCACGCCGCCGAGCCCGCTCCGCGCAACAAACCTCGCACGCACAATCCCCATGCCCCACGTCGCTCAAAAGCGACACCTCCCTCGCACTGCGCTTCATATTCGCCCGCACCGTGTCCTGCTTCCCCGACACCCCCGTCAGGATTTCCCTGACACGCGCAATCGCCGCCACCGCTACCTCCCGACTCGCCGGAATACCCACAGCCTCCCGAGTGTGGGGGACCACCACCCTCCACCCACACCCGTGCGCCACCGCACCCTCGGCCATGTGCTTGCGACACTTGGGACACTTCATAGCATGTGCTATCAATGGTCCACGGGCCCACCGGCCGGGAAAGGGAGGGGACGGTTATTTCTCTCGACCACCCCGCCTGCGGGCTCGACCCCGGGGGGTCTGCTGGGGGCGCGCGCGAGCTTGGCCCGGGGCAGCGCACCGTAGCGCGCGAGGTCCACACGCTGCCACCTCAGGCGCTGGGCGTAGGCCTTGGCCGGGTACCATCGGGGTCGGGGTGTGAGTGGCCGCGTTAGCACGTCACCTTTTCCCTTGCGAATCAGGGCTTCCCTTTGCACGGCCCGTGCGCTCGCGGTCTTCGCGCAGCAGCCACCGGATCAGATACTCGGCGAGTTCGCCCCGCTCGGTGTAGAGCTTGCGCTGGTCGGCATGGGCCACGAGCCACGCCCCGGCGCGCTCGATCTGGTCGGGCACGCTCATCTCGCTGAACATCTCTTGCCACCGCGCGCGCTGCGCCTCGCTGACGCCGCCCCACTCGCCTTCGTCGTTAAGGGTGTATTTCCCATTCGCCGTCGTTGGCGCGGCTTGTAGGGGTTGCGTACCATGCTGCGGTGCGGGAGGTGCCGTCTGCGTCTTCGTCTGCGTCTTATCCTTGTCTACATCTACATCTACATCTACATCTTGTGTGTAGGGCTTACGCACCATGGTGCTCAAG